GGCGTCACCAAACCTGATAACCTTCTCCTTGCCTTTATCGCAAGCCTTTACAACAAACTTCTTACCCCCAGAAACCTGACGCCTAGGCTTGTTGCATTTCATCTTGGATTTATCAATCTTTGCCATGTTTACTCCACAAATACTGAAATTGTTGTGTTATCTGGTATAGACGCATAAACACCTTTTTTAGCTAAGATGCCGTCTCCAGGGATATACACCTCATCCATCCCTTGAGATGTCTCATCAACTCTAAGCAATACTTTCCCAGAAGCTTCGGACTCGTTATCATAAAGTACAACGTGACCTGTAGCTCCAGATTCATATGTTAAAACAAGAGCTTGCAGACGACAGCGTCGAGAAACCAACGCTGCCGAGGTTTGAGAGTAAAACGATGTTACCTCATTACCAGCCATACTACTCCCCTAAGACAAGAAGATTGTTAGTTGGTTAGTCGAACCGGTAAATGCCGCTACAAAAACACCATCTTTAAATATAATCCCATTATCAGGGATATTCATTACATGATGCCCCGTAGGGAACTTCTGTGTCAACAAAACGTCTCCGCTTGCGCTTCCGTCCTTGAGAGTAAACTCCCCAGCGGCAGCGGCAAAAATAACTATCTGACGCAAACGGGAACGACTTGGACCGACAATTGCGGCGGTTGTGCCTTGAACCCAATTATATGCGGTTACTGGACCTGACATATGTTAATCCTTTTTTTTCGGAGGACGTCCACGTTTCTTTGCAGGCTTCTCTTCCCATGCCTCATTGACATTAGGTGTAGAAGGATCATCCGCTTTGAGCGTACCGTTCTCATTTCGTGCGCGAACTTTAGCGGTTCCAATTCCTCGAGCCGCTAGTTCTTCTTCGGTTGGGGGTGCGAATCTACTCATGACTCACCCCTTATGATGCCGCTATTGTGCCACCAGTGTCAGAACGCTTCCAGTTTGTTCCGTCAGAGAAAGCCAATATTGCAGAACCTGCTGCGCCGTTTGAAACAAATACAACAGTACCTGCGCCAGCGGCTGATGCTGAAGGTGCGTTTGCTACGGTGTAAGTTGGGACGACGATGTCGCCAATAAAGCCAGCAGTTGAAGTCACTGGACCTGAAAATGTAGTCGATGCCATTTTAGTACCCTTTGCATAAGGATTTGCCTTGTAGTCTATGCAACGTCAGGCGGGCGGATACCTGTCTACAAAGCTAATATGATGCCCATTACAAAAACAATACAACACATTAAACCAAAAAGAAAGGGGCTACCGAAGCAGCCCCTCACAAAAACTGTAATTTACAGCTTATGCACCTGGTGAACCAAATACACAACGTGGATCTGAGAATCCAAAGCTGTAACGCTCACGAGCCTTAAAGCGCATGTTACCTGTGTCAAAGTCTGCTTCCATGTTAGTGGATAGCGGAGTTCTTTCAAAGTGAACAAAGCCGCGAGGCGCGTCTGTTTTGATGAAGAATGCATCAGGGTCAGTTAGGAAGTCGTTGACTGCATAACCTTCTGGTAACATCCCCATTGAACGTAGAGCGTTTGTGTCATTGTCGGCAGTACCTACACGTAGGTTAGATACCATCAAACGTTCTGCAACGAATTGCAATTGACGTGGGATCATTAACTTAGTTCCACGTAAAGCAACCTTTAGACCACGTTCGTCAACAAACCCTGCGATGTTGATTAGAGCGTCTTCTAAAGAAGTTTCGTTCAAATCAGCAGCTACAGCAGGAGTGTTAGCTAGTGTTCCACCGTTTGTTAACGGGTGGTTAGTTGCACAAAGAGCAACACCGTCACCACCAGCAGAAGCACCACCTGTGAACGCATTGTTCAATACAGCGGCAGCTTTAACCTGCTTAGAGTGAGCCATTGATCTTGCGAGGGCGCGTGTGTAACGACTGCCTAAACGGTCGTACAAGTTGTCCTCAATTGCTTCCTCAGTGATTGAGAATGCAAGTGCAACAGTTTCGTGGTTGTAACGAGCAGTGAATGCTTCGTTAGCGTCGTCGAAGTTAATTGCAGAACCTTCTGACTTAGTAGGTGCCGCACCAAATCCAGCCAACATTACTTCTTCTTCAAACGCACGGTCTGAAGATTCAGTAGTGAAGATTTCTGAATGTTGGTTTTCGTACCGATTGTACTCCATGCCAAACAAGGCGTTGAGACCGGGTTCTAGCTCTTTCGCTAGTTGTGCGCGTGATATAGCCATCTGTTAGCCCCCTTATACGCCAGTCACAGAAACAGTACCCTGTACAATACTTCCGTTTGGAGCATTGAAATGGTTGTTTAAGCGAACAATTAATGGAATACCAGCTACAGTGAAATCAGCATTTTCTGGATCGTCTTGGACGCCCATAATACGCATAGATAACGCCGCCGTGGTAGCGATTGTGTTTAGGTCAGCAGTTGCTGAAGAGATACCTGTAGTATCACTACCGCTATTGCCACCTGCAAACGCGATGTTAGCAAATACTGCTGCGCGTACTTCCGCTTCAGTGTTTGCCGCAGCCACTACGTTAGATGTAGCGATTGTGAACGTCTGCATAGGATCGTCATAGACGAAAGCCTTGACAGGGTAGTTGGTATCAGCACCAGAACCTGGCCATGTGTTAGACCAGATAGTTGCGCCTGTTGTAGAAGAAACGTATTCACATCCCCAGAACACACCAACAATAGAGACAGTACCACCAGCCGCAGCTTGTAGATCGTCAATTACACCAGCCGCAGTCGGTATTACCGGCTGACCTTGGTATAGTTTGTTTGTGTTACCTGGAGCTATGCGATATTCCGTTGCCCCGGTAGAATTGGCTTGTTGGCCAATTTTCCCAATGGGTCGTAGCCCAAAGGATCCGTTAGAATTTGCCATAATAGCACCTCAATAAAAGTTACTCGGAGTCTCTTCGTGAGCCTCCGAAGGATACACGACTCTGCCGATTATTAGTTATCGGCATTGAAGGATGTTGGTCCTTCATTAAATCCTGATCAACTGCTACCATTTGTTCGCGGGTCCGGTTCCCGTAATACTCGGATCGTTCTTGGGCGGTTTCTACAGGTATGCGACACAGCATCAATCCACCTTGTCCGATGATGCCCTCAAACCGACCTTCGTCGATAGTGGGAGCTTCATAGTCTGGATACTCGTCCTTACGAACGGGTTCCCATCCTTCGCGTAGCTTAGTGTTGACGTTCATCTTATCGTCTTCACCGCGCATTGCGGTTCGAATCCAACGATGCACAAAACCCGCAGGGGCTTCTGGTGCAGCAAGGCGACTGGGCGGTGCCCATGGTTTACGGCGCGTTTCTTTTTCGCGTGTTACGCTTTCGCGTGGTTTTCTGTCAGTCATTTGTCTTACTCCTTCACAAACTTTGCATATTCTTCAAGCGGAACGTTTAGTCGCTTCGCCATCGCAATTTGGGAGGGTGAGAGTTTCACCGACCTACGCGCCTGTTTTGCAGTGTTGCGGGTAGCTGAAGCGCCAGCAGGTGCGACCTGTGCTCCGCCCGATTTCTTAGCCTTCGGAAACTTCTGTGGAAATTCTACCCGAATACGCTTGTCTACTTCATTGTAGTACTCTTCGGTCGCCGGGTCAAACCCTTCTTCCTCTACAAGTCGTTTATGTAAACCAAACGCGGCATAAGTCATGACCTCATCTGAACCAAACCATTCATTTTTACTCGCCCAATCTTCGGCTCGTGCATCTGGTTTAGCCGCAGGTGGGGCTGTTGGTGTGATAGGAGCGGCCGTCTGTTCTGGTTCTTCAACCTCTCGCTCCAATCGTTGTTTCGCTGTACGAACACGGTCTTGCTGAACAGCCATCTTAGACAGTTGTTCTTGTGCTTCAAACATCGCATCCGAATCTCCTGCCTCATAAGCTTCACGGTATTTACGTTTGACCGCATCCGTGTGAGCTTCTAAGCGTGACTCTTCTGAGTTAACGTAGCCTTTGTCTAAGTTCTTAACTTGAGACTTTAACTTATTGTTTTCACTCAATAATTGTTGAGCCATGCGAACAGCTTCTTCACGATCTCTTTCTTCTTTCCGATATTTCTCGGTAAGTTTCTTGATTCGCTTCTGAACGTTGTTACTATAACTCTCCAGTTCATCAGGCTTTTCTT